ATACACTGGTTTTTCCATTGGTGGAAGAATGAATAAGTGGGATGATGCATACAATGAAGAACTTGATAAAACAATTAGAGTTATTAAGCAATATGATTTGGTAGAACTATCTTTGGTAGATTCACCAGCAAATCAATTTGCAAGCATTGTGTCAGTTGAAAAGGTTGACGGTATTGATGTAATTAAGGGTGATGGAATGGATACTATTATTGAGAACGTATTCTATGATAAAGACAATGGAATTGTTTTAACTTCTGAAGAAGAAAAACAACTTAGTCCAATCTCTGGTGAAGAAATGAAGAATATTGGTTTTGTAGAAAAGTCAGATAAAGATAAAGTAGACATGATAAAATTCTTAGTTGATAGTGCTAAAGGCATAGATTCTTCTAAGATTAACAAGGAGGTAAGTCCTATGACAGAAGATACAACAGCAGTCGCAGAAGCACCAGTTGCAGAAGCAGAAGTAAGCGTATCAGCAGAGGTCACTCCAGAGGCACAGCCAGTAGCAGAGAAGGCATTGGATGTAGAGACAGCAGTTGCAGAAGTTGCACCTGAAGTTGAAACAGCTAAGTCTGACGAAGTTGCGGATGATAGTGCTACATCTTCACCAGAAGATGCAACAGAGGCTCCAGCAGAAGAGGCATCAGAAGATGCTGAAAAGGCTGATCAAGTAATTGTAAATGCAATTACAGAGATTAAAGAGTCTGTTACTAATGCCTTTGGCGATCTAACAGCAACAATTAAGTCACTTAGTGATGAAGTTGCGAACATGAAGAAGTCTCTTGATGCAACAACAACTGATGTTGATCAAATTAAGGGAACCTTTAATGAAATTGGCAAGCGAGTAGATCTAGTAGAGCTAGACACCGCTTTCCGCAAGTCTGGCGATCTAGGCGAGATCGTGCAGGAGCCAGTAATGGTTCAAAAATCCCTATGGGGCGGACGTTTCCTCAAATTCTCCGACCTATACAACTAACATAAAATCACTAGGAGGTGAACAATATGTCAGAAGATATCGTAAAGAACTATCCAGGTTCTCCAACAGTAGACCACGCTCACAGCGGTGATGGTGCATTTGCTTCAGGAAGCTCAGCTAACGCTGCAATTCCAGTCGCAGGACGCACAGGAACTATGGGCAATATTGCTACAGCAAATATGGGAGTACTAGATGGTCCTAACGCAGTAAATCCATCAGGTACACCTGGTGGTATCTTGCTACCTGAGCAAGCCCGTCGCTTCATTGATTATGTGTGGGATGCTACAGTTCTCGCTAAAGATGGACGTAGAGTTACAATGCGAGCAAATACAATGGAACTTGAAAAAGTTAACGTTGGTGAGCGTGTAATTCGTGCAGCAGCACAAGCAGACCCTACATTTAGCAATGCAGGAGCAACATTCTCAAAGGTTGAACTTACTACTAAGAAGATTCGTCTTGACTGGGAAGTATCAACAGAAGCACTTGAAGATAACCTAGAAGGTGGAGCTCTTGAAGACCACCTTGTTCGTTTGATGACAACAGCATTTGCAAACGACATTGAAGATCTTGCGATCAACGGTGACGGTTCAACTGCTCCATTCCTTTCAATCATGGATGGTTTCGTTAACAAGGTAACTTCAGGATCAGCAGCACACGAGTCATTCGTAACTGTTGCAAACAACGAGTGGACAACTCCTGTTCTACAGGACATTATCCTTGCAATGCCACGTAAGTATCGTGCAATCAAGAACAACCTAAAGTTCTATGCAGGTACAGACGCATTCCAGGGTATCGTCAAGAACAACGGTACACTTGCTGATGCAATTGCAGAGGCATTCTCTCCAATCGCAGCAGGAACACCTGCTAACCGTCAGAGCTATCTAGATGGTGCAGCACAGACATTCGGTGGAGCACGTACAACACGTGTTCTTGGTGTTGAAGTTCAGGAAGTTCCATACTACCCTGCAGGATATGTAGATCTTACATTCCCTCAGAACCGTGTATGGGGATTCCAGCGTGACATCACTGTAAACCGTTTCTACCAACCAAAGAAGGACACAATTGAGTACACAGTATTCGTCCGCTTTGGTCTACAATGGGAAGAGCTTGATGCAGTTGCATTCGCAACAGCAGCAGACAACTCATAATCATTGAGACACTTTATAGGGAGGGTAGCGTAAAAACTACCCTCCTTATTTTCTTTTAGGAGCAAATATGTCTTATCCAGGAACAAATCCAGTTGATCATAATCACTTTGGAAATGGTGCAATTGCATCTTTAGGAACACCTGGAGTAATAATTATGGGACCAAGTGGACTTCAAGTAAATACTTTAGGAAATCTTCCAGGCGCAAACATGGGAGATACAACAGGACCAAATGCAGTAAATCCTTCTGGAGTACCAAACGGTATTCGTTTACCATCACAAAATAATTTCGGTAAACCAAGAAGAAGACGCTAATTCTGGTATAATGACATAGGAGGATTAAATGTCTATTACTGAAGAACTATCCAAGAAAACTGTTATGGAGATAAAGTCCTATGCCAAAAGAAATAATATTGATATTTTGGGTGCAAATAAAAAAACAGAGATTTTAGAAATTATTGCTAACTGGACCCCAAGCGAAGAGCCAGTAGAACAAAAAATAGAAACAGTTCAAAAGGTAAATGAAAATGTTGCATTGTTTTCAGAAAGAAATATTTTTTGGAATGGCGTTGGCACTCTAGAAAAAGGATACAATATTGTGAAAAAGGAGGAATCGGAAAAATGGGCTACACACAGGTCAGTTCGCATTGCGACACCACAAGAAGTTGCCTCATACTACGGTAAATAAATATGATAGTACTTAGACTTCCACCATTTCCTATTGACGTAAAGTACGATGTTCCACAAGCAAATACTGACTATTTGCTTACAATAGAAAACTCTTTAATTAACATTGATATATCAGAAACTCTAACTTCTGACTCAAACTCACAAATTACATTTACCTTAACGGGTGATCTTGTCAAATATGATGATGACTACTCTGTACAAATTTATGAAGCTGACGAAGAGTCAGAACAAGATCTAGTACTTGAAGATAGCTTAACTATTATTCGTCCATACGTCAATCCAAATACATTAGGAACTACCGCAACAGAGATTGCAGAAGCAACATACAATGAGCGCCTTGCAAGAGCCATCATTGACTCTATAATTGGTACTAAGTTTACATTTGAAAAGAAAATAATTGAGGTAGTTGGACAAGGAACAGATTATCTAGCATTCTGGGAACCAGTTTACAGCGTCAATAAAGTATATGAAAATGCAAGATTGGTCTACGATATAACTAATACTACTGATGGACCAGCACTTGATGGATATAATTATATCTTTACAAAAGACGGAACTTCAATGGTTAAAGTTCCAGTAGACTACGATCCTAATGAATCAAAAGATCGCTTAGAAAGAAAACCACTAAAGTATAGAGATGCAGGATCAGATTCATTTTATGCATATGCACCATACGAAAACTATGACAATATGTGGACAAATACAAGAAATCAACCAGCAGCATTTCCTGAAGGTGTTGACTATATAGTTGACTATGATGCAGGGTATAAAGTTATTCCAGGCGACATTCGTGATGCTATGAACCTATTAATTGAAGACATTAAGTGTGGAAGAATGGAACACTACAAGACATACATTTCTGAATATCAGACAGATCAGTTTAGACTCAAGTATGATTCATCAAAGTTTTCTGGTACTGGAAATATTCTTGTTGATATGATTATTGATAAGTATATAACAGACATTAAAAAGCCTGGATTATTATAATGAGCACGGTGTGCGAAACTACCGACTTTATGTTTCCAATGTTGGCAGACATTTACTATCCTGTAGTTGAACAAGCTGCCTATGGAAACCTAAAGAAACAGTGGGTTCTTGATAGAACCGTAGCCTGCTATCTTAGCTCTGCAACAGGAAAAACAAAAGAAGAAATTATTCCTAATGTTAAAATTGATCAAGAAGCAAGTCTGGTTGGAAGAGTCAAGCTTGACCTTAGAATATCAACACATCATGAAAGACAATCTATGACAAATATTCTTGTCACAAACATAAGGCTTCCAAATTCAGAAACAATATATATGGAAACTGCTGGACCTAGATCAGGACAGGGAACCATATATGAGGTTGCCTCACAAGAGCCATTAGTTGGACCAACAAACAAAGTTGATTTCTATAAAGTTCTTTTGCGTCGTTCAACTAATCAGTCGGTGGATGTATGATTAGAATAACAGCAAATACTAATTTATTTAGAAAAGACATGATGAACATAATTGATTATTCTCTTGGTTTTTTAGATGGAATAAATAGAGGAAAGTCTAAATTTTTTAATACTATTGGAGCACTCACTAGTGACTCACTAAAAAACTTTATTGATATAAATGCTAAACTAAATCCTGCTATGCTTCAGCATGTGTATGAATGGTATCAGGTTGGAAGTCCAGAAGCAAGACTATACAATATATCATACAATGCCAAAGATTCTGGAGTATCACTTTCTTCAACATTTTCGCAGTCATCAACAATTAAAGATGGATCAAATGTTCCCTTTTACGATAAAGCAAGAATTATGGAAAACGGTGTGCCAGTATTAATTTCCCCAAAGACATCAGGAGTTTTAGTTTTTGAGGATAACGGAGAAACTGTTTTTACAAAGAAAGATGTATTAGTTACAAATCCTGGAGGACGAGCAGCAGTTGGTGGATTTGAAAAAACATTTGATTTATTCTTTACTAAATATTTTTCACAGGCATTCATGAAATCAAGCGGTATAAAAGATTATCTAGAAAATCCAATAGCCTACAAAGCAAATATAAAGGCTGGCAAAAATAACGGTAAGTCTGTTGGAGTTAGAACAGGATACCAATGGATAGCACAGGCAGGGGTAGCATAATATGGCAAATAATTCACCTTTAAATACTCCAGTTCTTTGGATTAACAAATATCTTGAAGATCAAATACCTCTATTGACCAATATTGAAGTACCACTATTTCCTTCATCCCCATCAATAATTGATGACTTAACTGGATCATTTCCAGTAGGTGGAGTTATGGGTACATGGGATAGACTAATTAAGATGAATCGTAAAGGTTTTCCACACATCAAGTGTGAGCAGCTTCTTTATTATTTCTATGCAACAGCAGAAAATACAATAGAAAATATGGTTCAGATTCAGGAGTCAGTCCTTAGACTAATGGACCGTTTTGATGAAACTGCAGAAGAGGTCAATAACTGGTGCAGCAATCGTCAGATTAGAATTAGCCCTACAGAGGCATTAGACAGCCAGTTCTACTTCCACAACTTTAAGGTATATCAGCTTGAGGAGACCAGAGATATCATTGACTTTGGTACAGCTCGTACGTATGGCGGTAATAAGATAAAGCCACAAAAATAATTATATAAAACACTGTTATAATTGATTTTGAGGAAACACAAACGCCAAACAACTTAATAATCCTATTAATGAAAAAGAGGTGAAATACTATGGCTTATAGTCGTGGAACGTCAACCAACATTATCGTTGGTGCAGCAGCACTTTTTGTGGCAGACACAACACTTGATGCTAATTCACTAACTCCTTTTGTAAACTCAGAGACATTCCGTGAGACACTTGCGGATGATGCTGATTACACAAACGTTGGTTACACAATGAACGGTCTTGAATTAAATTTTCAGCCTGACTTCGGTGAAGTTCAAGTTGATCAGATTCTTGACGTTGCAAAGCTTTACAAGCAAGGCATGCAGGTAAATCTTGCAACAGCTTTTGCTGAAGCAACACTAGAGAACCTTCTTCTAGCTTTGGCTTACTCAGATAGCAAGCTTACAGGAACAAAGAGCTCATCTAACGGACGATCACTTGATCTTTCTGCTGGTGATATCGGAGAGTGCCCTGTAGAGCGTGGTATTGTTGCAGTAGGTCCAGGAACTGGAGACTGCGTTGACTCTGCTTATGTAGAGCGTGTTTACACAGCATACCGTGCACTTTCAATTGAGAATGTTACAGTATCTGCAAAGCGTGATGAGGCTTCAATGTTTGAAGTATCATTCCGTCTTCTACCAGAGGATGTCTCTGGTTCATACGGTAAGATCGTAGATCGTACTTGGACAGCAGCATCATAATTTAATAATTATACGACTTAGCCCACTTCTTTTGAGGTGGGCTTTGTTGTTTCTATGATAGAATAGATAAAATGGCTACACAAATATATCACAGAGAAAATGTTTATTTAATTGATGGAACAGAAATAGAGATAACTCCATTAAAAATTAAATACTTAAGAGATTTTATGATTGTTTTTAATGAAATTGAAAACGTATCAGATGATGATGGTGCCATTGATATTTTATCAAAATGTGTGGGTATATGTATGAAACAATACTATCTATTTATTTTGGGTATATGGAAAGACTATAATGAACTAGAGCAATCTCTATCAATGCCTGAGCTAATGGTTACATTATCTAGTAAAAGAGAGCTAGACTATGAAGAAAAGAAATTTCTTGCAGCAATTCAAGGTGTAGACTTAGAAAGCTCATCTGGTTCTGACAAAGGACAAAAAGAGTGGGAAGACATGAAGGCTAGAGTCTTTAGCCAAGGAGCAACATCTGATAGTAATGATGTGTTGGCTCTTCAAGGACAAAATGCTCAAAAGGCAGGGTTTGGTATTAATATGGGACTTGATTACGAAAATTTGGTAGATCCAACACTCCTAAAAAATTGACACTTTCGTGCTATAATTAACATAACCTAATTAGGAGGTAGTATGGCAACGACAGTGTATGAGGCTCAAAAACTCACACTTATGGATGGTACAGAAATATCTGTTCGTCCTTTAAAAATCTCTCTTCTTCGTCCATTTATGGCAAAGTTTGAGGGTGTTGCAGCGGTGGCGGATGACAATGAAAAGTCAATGACTCTTCTTGTTGAGTGTGTTCAAATTGCAATGAAACAGTACAAACCAGAACTTGCAGATGACATTGAAAAGCTAGAAGAAGTTCTAGACTTGCCAACTGTCTACAAGATTGTAGAAGCAGCATCAGGTTCAACACTTGCTGGTGAGTAAAACAATTAATAACAAAAACTAAAAAGCGAGGTGTAAACTAGATGGCTGACGTTAATGCTAATATTGGCGTTAATATTGATACGTCTGAAGCGTTAGCCCAACTAAAGGCTTTACAACGTCAGATATCTCAGTTCCATACATCAGTCGCTAAAAGCAGCGAAGCTGCTGGACTGGCGCAGAGAGATCTGCAGAAGAACTTTATCAATAGCGTAAATGCTACTGGTGCCTTTTCTGCAGAACTCCGCACAGTCAAAACAACTTCTGAATCTTTTACAAATTCACTTGAGAAGAATAAATTCTCTATGCGAGAATACTTTAGGTATTCTGCAGCATCAACAAAAACATTTGGTCAGCTATTTAAATCTGAGTTTGACACAATTGGCAAGGTTGCTGAAGATCGTGTAAAAAAACTACAAACACAATACATTAAGTTGGGCCGTGATTCAAGCGGAGCAATGAAGGCAATTGCAGTTATGCCTAATCAGCTTGACATGAATAATTTTTCTACTCAGACACAACTTGCAGCACAGAAACAAGCAATATTTAATCAGTTAGTAAAACAAGGATCTACAAATCTACTCAACTTTGGTAAAAATACTCAGTGGGCTGGTCGTCAGCTTATGGTTGGATTTACTCTTCCATTAGCCAGCCTTGGAATGGTAGCATCAAGAACTTTCATGGAGATGGAAGCTCAGACAATTAAGTTTAGAAAAGTGTACGGAGATTTATTTACTCCAACAGAAGAAACAGATCAAGCACTTGATAGTATTACGGCACTTGGTCAAATGTTTACTAAGTATGGTG